ATGGTCCATATGGATATTCGTCAGCAACTGGTGGAACTGTTCGAAGATTGATCCCAAGTTATACTTTAGATACTAAGTCAAACAGACCACCAACATCAATATATCCTCTTGGATTCTTTGTAGATGATTGGAATTATACAGCTGATGGCGACTTAGATGAATATAATGGTAGATTCTGTAAGACTCCTGAATATCCCAATGGGATATATGCATATTTCTGCACAATTAATGCATCAAATAGTTCTGAAATTCCGTTTGTAAGTAACAGGGAACCTCTATTCCCATATGTATTAAATGGATTTAAGTTTAAGAAAAATTCATTTAATGATCAACCATCTTCTATTCAATCTCTTCCTATTTTGAATAGTGGTAATCTTGTAAGAAATACATATCCATATAAATTTGGATTTGTAGGATCTGAATATGATTATCTTGTCACTGACAATTTACAATCCACAGAACTTTCAGTAAGATCTATCAAACCTATCGGTATTAGTACAGTTACCGTAATTGATGGTGGTGAAGGATATAAAGTTGGAGAAAGACTGGTCTTTAACAATCAAGGATCTGGTGGCAACTCCGCTTCAGCAAAAATTAAAACGGTTGTTGGAAAAGGAATTAATCAAATTTCCTATGCAGAAACTACGGTTTCTAACATCGCATTTAACTATAATAATCAAGTTGTAACTGGTATTGCAACAACTTCTCATAATTTGTCAAACAATGATATTGTAATTGTAAGTGGTATTGGAACTGGTGAACTCAGTTTTATTGAAGGTGTACGAACAATTGCAGTTTCTTCTGTAACAGCTAGACTTGATGTTGGTATTGGTACAAGTGGTGTAACAGGAATTACCACAACCCTCAACCTGGAACTTTCTGGATCATCTGATGCAATTTCTGTAGACGATGTATTAATCGTAGGATCGACCCCAGAAAGACTTCGCGTTCTGTCTATTGATCGTGGAAATAATAACTATAGAGTTCGTCGTCAAGCAGGACTTGTAACTTCCCATGCGGCTGGTGAACTGTTGACGGTAGATGAACGGAAGTTTACCTTTATCGTTGGCGTTAAAACCGATCTGTCTATTGATCCAAATAAGAAGATTGTATTTAATCCACAAAATTCTATCGGTATCGGGACAACAGTAGTTGTTCAGTCTGTTGCTGGGGTTGGAACAACTACTGTAATACGGGTAAAATCAAACGATGGAACAATCCTTGCAAATCATGAATTACCTCCCTCTGGCTCTACTGCGGACAATAGTATTACGATTACAAATCATGGTTTTAGAACTGGAGAAAAACTGGTCTATGGTAGAGGACTTGTTGGAGTAGCTTTAACTGTATCGAATACTTTAAACCTAGCAAATCCATTTGATCTTGTTGATGGTCAAACTGTATATGCAGTTAATAAAGGTCAAAATCTCCTTGGTATCACAACAACTCAAGCTGGAATTGGAACAACTTCAACATCTCTATACTTCTTACCAGTTCAAAATGATACTGGCGTAGAACATTCATTTACAACACAGAATAAAGAATATGTTGGTTCTGTAAAGAGATATGATGTCACCGTTGGTACTAGTACTAGCCACAATTTGAGAACAAATGATAAAGTAACGGTAAATGTTCTACCAAGTTCTACATTATCCAAATCTATTGAATATGATACTGTTGCTAGAAGAACAATTGTAGATCCAAAGTATTTTACAACTTCTGCTGTAGGAGTCGGTACTTCATCTTCTATTATTACAATCAATAACCATGAGTTTGAGAGTGGTGACAAAGTACTTTATATTTCATCAAATCCAGCATCACCTCTTATCAACAAAGGCGAATATTATATTAAAAAGGTCGATGATAATAGATTCAGACTGTCAACAAATTACACTGATGCTGTAAGATTTAACGACAATTATATTGGTATTACAACTTTTGGATCTGGTACTCACAAGATTGCAAAGATTAATCCTTTGATAACTGCCACTAGAGGCAGAACTATTGGATTTGCTGTTTCTGATGGTAGTTTGTCAGATCTTAGACTTGAGTTCTTTGAGGATCAAAACTTCATCAACAGATATGATGGTTTTGGTATTAGTACCGAAGTAACTAGAAGTGGAACATCTGGTTCGGCCGGATCTTTAGTAAATCTCAAACTTTCCGAAAATGTTCCTTCTGTTCTATACTATAGATTAATCCCAACCAATCTTGATACCATTGATGTATCAAAGAGAGATAGTGTTCCTGATAAAGATGTCGTCAATGGTTCCAAAATCGTAGTTACCAATAGTGTATATTCTGGAACTTTTGGAATTACAACAACTTCTATTACTCAATACAAGTATCAAGTTGAGGAAAAACCAGAATCTTCTTCATATACATCATCTGGAATTACTACTTTCAAATATGTAACTAACTCACCTACAGCTGTTGGTCCAATCAATGAAGTTAACGTTACTTTCTCTGGTGTTGGTTATGAGAAGTCTCCTGGAATCAGCACCGTAAGAACAACCTCAGGTTTCAATGCTGTTCTTCGTGTTTATGATGAAAACATTGGTAAATCAAGATTTGATGAAGTTGTAAAGATTGGTTTTGATTATCCATCAGACAAATCGGTAAAACCAACGATTGATATTCCAGATTTTGTTACTTTAACGAAGAACTATAAGATTACTGAGGTTGGAGTTGTAACGACTGGAAGAAATTATCTGACACCCCCAGATATCGTTGTAGTTGGTAGACCAGATATTCAACTTCGTGCAAATCTTGAAGGAACATCGGTTGATTCTGTTGATATTCTTAGTAGTGCTCGTGGATTTAATGATGTTTCTAATCCTGCAAGAATATTTGCGGTTAGAAACAGTAATGGTATCGGTATTGTAACCGCGTCTTCAAATGGATCAACTAATTTCTTAACAATCTCTCAACCTACAGGTGGTTGGGCTGCAGATGGATCTAACTTCCCATTTGCGGTTGGGGACAAGATCTTTGTAGAAGGTGTTGGAGTTACAACATCTCCTCTAACAACTGGTGGATATAATTCTGATGATTATGACTATGTGTTCTTTACTGTTGCTACTAGAAATCCAACCACGGCACAAATTACTTATTCAATTACTGGACTTGGAACAACTGGTGGAACCTTTGATCCAAATAATAGTGCTGGTAGAGTCATTAGACGAAGAGATCTGCCAACTTTTGAGGTAAAGGTAGAAGCTGATGAGTTCTTGAGTGGTGAAAACGTCACCTATGGATCAAATGGGTCTGGTGTTGTATTTGAGAATGATGGATATAGTTCTATCACAAATACTTTACGAATTGAAAATACGAATTCTAAAATTGGAAATGGTCATGTTATCAAGGGATCTGTTTCTGGTGCAGAAGGAACAGTCGTTGATGTAAGATCATATGAGAAGTTCTTCAACACTGGATATAAAGCCGAAAGACCAAAGGGTTGGCAAAAAGACACTGGTAAATTAAATAATGACTTCCAAAAACTGGAAGATAATGATTACTACCAAGGTTTCTCATATTCTATTAAGAGTGAGGTTCAGGAAAAAACTTGGAAGGATCCCGTTGAAAGTATTATTCACCCAACAGGATATAAGAAGTTCTCCGATCTTGTAATTTCTTCTAATTCTACTGCTGGTTTTGCTAGAAGTAGAGACTTAAGAGTTACTGCTGGTGCAGCTAATACTTCCCTGTTCATTAACATTGATACCTTGAAATCATTCTATACTAGAGATGATTTTGACATTGCCTCAGAGGAAACAATTTCCAACGGTCTTTCTAAGTTTATTACATTCCAAAACAAAAAGATCACCACATTTATCAATATTGTTTCTAACAAAGTTGATAATATTGATGATATCTCTGGAAGTTTCACAGGAATTGGAACAACTACAAGTGCTTTACTGGTTGGTCTAACATCATTTAGACTCACTACAAATAACGGAAGTGAAATTCCATTCACCAAGGCGTTTGATGGATCCGACTCCTCTGTAATTTCTGTAGGATCTTCTATTATTAGAATTAATAATCATAATTTCCAAACTGGTGAGAAAATTAAATATGATCCTGGTAATGAAGTATATGGAAACAATAGAGTTGGTATTGAAACCACAAACAAAGTTATCGGTGGAGTTTCCACAAGTTTCTTACCAAGTCAACTCTTTGTCATCAAGATTGACAACAATAACTTCTCTTTGGCGGGATTAAACACTGCTGTCACTAACAACGAACCACTTACATTCCGTTCAGTTGGAACTGGATCTTTACATTCATTCGATGTAATTAACCCAGATAATAGAGTTATCATTGATCTTGATGGAATTATTCAGTCGCCTCTTTATAAGAGGAACGTTGGTGTCGCTCTTACTGAAGCCGTAGGTGTTGGATCAACTACGATTAAAGTTGTTGGAGTTACATCTATTACTGTTAACGATCTTCTTGAAATTGACAGTGAAATCTTGCAGATTACTACTGTTGGATTTGGATCAACAAATGTTCTTGTTGTAAATCGCGGTGTTCTTGGTAGTTCAGCTGCTGCACACACAGTCGGTGCGGCTGTTACCATGAAAGCCGGTGATTTCCACATCGTTAAAGATGTAATTCACTTCATTGATCCTCCATATGGACCTGTAGGTGTCAACACTCTACAACCTGGTATTTCTACACAATCCAGTTTTGCTGGACGTATCTTTAACCGACAAGATCCAACAACAAACTTCGTATTTGATGATATCTCGGATGGATTTACTGGTATTGGAAAGACGTTTACACTACAACAAAATGATCAAGATGTTACAGGAATTGTAACCACCAAATCTGGTGATGGAGGATCTGGAGAAGTTATTAATAACGGTGTTGTTCTAATCAACAACATCTTCCAGAGACCGATTGTTGATTATACAATGGATCAAAAACAAGATCCTGGTATTGGTGCATCTATCTTCTTTAGTGGAGATGATAGAGAAAGTCTCCCTAGAGGCGGAATTGTAAATCGTGTTACTGTAGGATTTGGATCTGGATATCAGAACCTTGTTGCGGCTGCAGCAACTGCAATTATTAATGGCGCTGGTTCTATTGAATCTGTTACCGTAACTGGTGGTGGATCTGGTTATAGATCTTCCGATTCTGTTAGTATTCAAGTCTTGAATCCTCTTGGAATTGGATCCACCGCTGTTCTTTCTGCAACCGTTGGTTCAGCTGGAACTGTTACTGGAATTACTACTATAAGTGGTGGCACTGGATATGCATCTACAACTCCGCCAATTATTATTGTTGGTATTCCAACAGCATATTCAAATGTTTCGTTTACTGGCGGTCAAGGCAGCGGTCTTAAAGCGACAATTGTAGTTGGTACTGGTGGTAGTGTAATTGACTTTGATATCACTAATCGTGGAATTGGATATGCCAATGGCGATGTTCTTACAGTTGCCGGTATTCCAACAGATTCAAATGTTGGTGCAGGATTCAGTGCATTTACATTTACTGTAGATGAGACATATAATGACAAATTCTCTGGATTTAGTTTTGGTCAACTTTTACCACTGTATGATTTCTCCAATGAATTTAATGGGTCTAGAAAAGTATTCACACTTAGAACCCGTCTCTTGCAAGAAATCATAAACATTGGTTCAAATGATACTTCTATTGCACCGGCTAATAATTTGCTTGTTGTTTTGAATGATGTTCTTCAAAGACCTGGAGAGAATTACATTTTCAATGGTGGTACTCAAATTGAATTTACTGAAGCACCAAAAGCTGGCAGTAAACTTCAAGTCATATTTTTCAGAGGATCTAATACTGACGTGGATGATGGTGGTACTCCAATTCAAACTATTAAAACTGGAGACAAACTTCAACTTCAGAGAGAGAAAAACTTTGTACAACAATTAAGAAGAACTGTAACTGACATTACTGGAGTGAGTAAGGTTCAAACCAACTTGTATGGTGGTGCTGGCATTAACACCGATCCAACTTTCACAAGAATGGTTTCTTGGGAAAAACAAACCAGTGATTTGATCATTGATGGTCAGGAATTACCTAAGTCAAGAACTCCTCTAATTGCAAAACTACAACCAACTACTAGAATTATTCAAAATGTTGGTGTTTCTTCCAATGTTCTTTTTGTTGAAAATGCATTCCCAATCTTTAGTGCATATGATAATAGAACAAACAGAAACAGAGTTCCTGGTCTTGGTATCAAGATAATTAGAGATAACAATGTGGATCAGGCAGATGCTTCGGTTACAGTTTCGGCTGGTGGAACCATCTCTTCAATTTCTGTGACAGATCCTGGTCTTGGATATGAAACTGTTCCAACAGTTTCTTTCGCAACCACTTATCAACAAATTAAGGAAATTGGTAAGACCTGGACACAATCAACTTCAAACACTGATGTCGAATACAATGATGTAACTTACTACTCTGGTGTATTTGTTGCTGCAGGAACAACATCTGGAATTAATACCTCTTCCGATGCCGTATCTTGGAATGATACTGGAACTACTGGATTTGGAACATTCTTTGGAGTTGATAGAGTATCAAGCACGATTATTGCTGTTGGTCTCGGTGGAACGGTTGCAATCAGTACTGATTTCTCTACCTTCAATAAATCAACGATATACAGTAGAACTCTAAACGGGTTCTTATACAGTTATTCTGATACTGCACTCACTCAAGATCTTAACGCTTTCTCTGGTGGATCTACAAAAGGTGTTGCTGTTGGAGCTGCTGGAACTATCGTCTTTACAGAACAAGGATCTTCCGGCTTTGGAACCGCCTTTGTAATTACAAGCAAGTATTCTTCACAAAATCTCCGTGGAGTTGACAGTCGTGGTGATCTATTTGTTGCTGTTGGTGATAATGGATCCATTCTTAGATCTACAAATGGTGAAATCTGGACTGGTGTAACAACCACTTCAATCACAACAAGACTTAATGATGTTCACTATGCAGATGATAAGTGGATCGCCGTTGGTGCAGCTGGATCCGTTGTAAGATCAACTGACAACGGATTGACATGGAGTGTTGTTTCTTCTGGGTCAACATTCAACTTAAATTCAGTCTACTACAATGACAACGTTTGGGTTGCAATTGGGCAGAGTGGAATGGTTCTTAATTCCGTAGATACAAACACTTGGTATAAGAAGTTTGTTGGTGTTGGAACCGATTACAATGGATTAACTTTTGGTGGTGGAAAACTGGTAACAGTTGGCTTGTCATCGAATATTGCATACAGTGTTCCTGAAACTGTTTCTGCAGCTGCAACTGCAACAGTATCGGCCGCTGGAACAATATCCAACATCACCGTAAATGATGGAGGATTTGGGTATGATTCAACTAAGTCCGTAGAGGTTCTAATCTCTGTAGAACCAGTTACGATTGAAACCATTACTAGTGTTGAATGTGACGGTGATTATGGACTTGTCGTTGGAGTTGGAACTAGTGCAACTGGAGTTGGAACTATCAGTCCAATGGTTCAATTTGAACTTGATTCAAGTTCTTTCCTTGAACAAGCTGGATTTGGTGGTATCACAAAGAGTGGAATTCAAACTGGTTACTACTATGTTGTCACAAACTCTGTAGTTGGTAATGGATTAACGTCTATTAACGTTGATAATAGTGCCATTGGTGTTGGAACAACATTCATTGACAATGTTTATCGTGCAGATCAAGTGGTAACTTCAAATTCTGGTATTGTTACGGTTTACTCCAATGTTCGGTCTTTGGCTGGACTTGGTACAACTAGTATTTCTCCAAAAATCGCCAACTACAGTTGGGGAAGATTCCACAGTTTCACCAGAGATGTCTTAAATCCACAGTCGTTCACTATTGACAATCAAAATGGATATACTGGACTAACAACTGCTCCTGTGGTAGTTAGAATTGAAAAACTCAGTGAAAACTATAGTGACTTTGATCAGACATCATAAATAAAACAAAAAGTCTGTCTAATAAAATGCCCGCGATTATTTCAGATCAATTTAGAATATTAAATGCTGCGAATTTCGTCGCTGGTGTAGCGGACACTTCGCAGTCCTATTACACTTTTATTGGATTGCCAAACTCTCAGGACGTAGGTGCTGGGTATGGTACTACTGATTGGAATACCAATACACCAGCTCCTAAAGATGGGTTTAGAGAGTATAATGACGATTATGATACCATGATCGCTCTCAAAAAACTCACTACGAGTGATGTAAAGAGATTAGTTAAAAAGTACACATGGACATCTGGAACTGTCTATGAAATGTACAAAAACAACTATACCAGGACAAATTTGAGTCCTCAAACATCATCGACTAACCTCTATGATGCAAAGTATTATGTGGTGAATAGTCAGTACAGAGTATATCTTTGTATTAACAACGGTCAAACTCCAGAGAATCCACTTGGAGCTCGATCTCTTGATGAACCAACATTTACTAGTCTTGAACCAAGATCGGCAGGAACTAGTGGTGATGGATATGTTTGGAAATATCTGTACACGATTAATCCATCAGATATTATCAAATTTGACTCAATTGATTTCATTCCAGTCCCAGGAGATTGGGGAACTGGAGATACGGCCGACGTAAAAAATAATGCAGTTGATGGAAAAATTGAGACAGCATTGATTGTTAATGCTGGTGGAGGTTATCAACCAATCTCTACTACTTTCTCCAATATTCCAATTCTAGGAGATGGAACTGGTGGTAAGGCTAGTGTTACTGTAAATTCTCAGGGTAAAGTGTCCAACGTTGCGATTACTAACGGTGGCACTGGATACACCAGAGGAACAATTCAATTTTATCCTGGTGCTCCTGGTGCTGAGACTGGTGGTGCAATTGCAGGTCTCTCCGCAGTTGGTGTTGGTACAACATCTGTAGCCCAATTTGAAGTTATTACTCCTCCCCCAGGTGGACATGGATATGATATTTACAAAGAATTGGGTGCTTTTAGAGTTCTTCTCTATTCCCGTTATGAAAATGACGCTTCAAACCCAGATTTTATCACTGGAAATGACTTTGCAAGAGTAGGTGTCATCAATAATCCACTTACTCCAGCTGGTAGTTTACTCACTCAATCAAGAGCAAGTGCTTTAACAGCATTAAAACTGAGAAACTTAACTGGTGGTGATATTGCAAACACTACATATACCGTAGATACTCCAGTTTATCAAACGATTGGTGTTGGATCTACGGCAGTTGGTTATGTGGCTAACTGGGATTCATCAACTGGTGTTTTGAAATTGTATACACCAGTTGGCCTTGGGTCAACTGCGTATGGGTTTAGAAGTATAGATTTCACTTCGCAAATTGGTGCTGGTGGAACATATGTGGTCAGTGGGCAAACGGGTGGAGATGCTCTTGGTATCGAAACTAGTTTTGGTACTTCCGCAAATCCTGGAACTGCAACGACTGTTGGATCTGCATCAGTTCAACTTGGACAAAGTTTTGTTCAAGGTGTTGCTTTACCAGAAGTTCAAAAATATTCTGGTGAGATCTTATACATAGATAACAGGGCAGCGATTCAACGCAGTGCCACTCAGAAAGAAGACATCAAAATCGTATTAGAGTTCTAAGAAAATGCCCCAAGAGACTAACCTCAATGTTTCTCCGTATTATGATGACTTTAATGAAGACAAGAACTTTAATCGGGTACTTTTTAAACCCGCTAGTCCAGTACAGGCAAGAGAATTAACTCAGCTACAGACAATTCTCCAAAATCAAATTGAGAGATTTGGTCAACACTTCTTCAAAGAAGGTTCCGTAGTTATTCCTGGTCAAATTGCATATGACCCACTGTATTACGCAGTGGAGTTAAATGATACTTTCCTTGGTATTCCACTATCAGAGTATCTTGAACAACTTGTCGGTAAGAAAATTAGAGGTTCTCAGTCTGGGGTAGAAGCCACTGTAGTAAATTACCTTTTAGATAAGGATTCTGAAAGAGGCAATAATACACTTTATGTAAAATATTCTAAGTCGGGTAGTGATTTCTCCACTGAAACTTTTTCTGATGGAGAAAACCTAATCACTGATACGAATATTGAGTACGGTCTTTCCCGCATCACATCTAATAATCCATTTGCTACTTGTATTGCATCAAATGCAACTTCCACTGGTTGCGCAGCTGCAATTCAAGAAGGTGTATACTTTATTCGTGGATTTTTCGTAAAAGTATTATCCCAAACGGTTATTCTCGATCAATATGATGCAACTCCAAACTATAGAGTTGGTCTCTTCATCGATGAAAATATTGTAACTGCTTATGATGACCCAAGTCTATTTGATAACGCAGCTGGTTTCTCTAATGCAACAGCTCCTGGTGCAGACAGATTCCAAATTACAACAACACTGATCAAGAAAGGTCTTGATGAGTTTAATGATGAGAATTTTATTGAACTGATTAGATTAGAAAATGGAAGAACACAGAAGTTTGTTAAGAAAACTGATTATAATCTCATCCGCGATGAGTTAGCTAGAAGAACTTTTGATGAAAGTGGTGATTACTATGTGAAACCATTCCAAGTGTCTGTTAAAGAGTCTTTGAATAACAGACAGGGTAATGGTGGTGTTTATTTACCAACTCAAAAAACGGCTCAAGGTGGCACACCAAGTAATGATTTGATGTTGTATCAGGTTTCTCCTGGTAAGGCATATGTTAGGGGATATGATATCGAAAAACTCAATACATCATATATTGATGTAGAAAAACCAAGAGATGCAAAGACCATTGATACTGCATCATTTGTCTTTAATGGTGTAAGTTATCTCAAGATTAACAACGCATTTGGATCACCTGTCGTTGGTTTCGGCACTACTGCTGTTGTAAGTCTTAGAGATCAAAGAGTTGGGACTGTAGGTGGAACGGCTTCTGGTGCAGAAATTGGAAATGCCAAAGTTTATGATTATAAACTGGAGTCATCTACATATTCTAATGATGCATCTAAGTATGATGTATATTTGTATGATGTTCAAACATTCACAGAAGTAACGGTAAGTTCTAATCTTACTCAAACCACACCTGCACTGATTGAAGGTGCAAGAAGTGGTGCCAAAGGATTTTTGAAGAATAATGTAAGTTCTTCTCAATCACTTACACTCACATCCACAAACGGACAATTCATTAATGATGAACCAATCATCATTAATGGTATTCAAGATAGTAGAGTCATTACTTCCGTTAGAGAGTATTCTTTTGATGATGTAAAGTCTATCTATCAAACTGTTGGCATCAATACTTTTAATGCTGATACCGTTCTTTCTAATAGATTTTCTTTTGCTCCAGTTGGAACCAACTTTACTATTGGAGTAGCTGGTATTGTAACCGCTCCAGGAAATAGATTCTCTGTTGGAATTAAAACTGGCGATATTGTAACTTACAACAGAAGTGGTTTCTCTGATCCAACATTCAATAGAGTTGGATCTCTTTCATCTGATGGATCAACCATTACTCTTGTTTCACTTGGAGCTAGTGTAAGTGGAGTTTGTGATGGAGGTCTCACCACAACAGAAATCCAGACAAGCGACTTCACACTTCTCAGACCAAATCTGATCAATTCGAAAAATTCCAGTCTCACAACGAGGCTGCCAGAATCTTACATTTCAAATGTAGACCTGAGTAATTCTGAACTGCAAATTAGAAGACAGTTCTCTCTTAATGTTTCCAGTAACAGAGGGTCTGTAACTGTATCAGAAACAAATCAGTTCTTCCAACCATTTGATGAAGAAAGATATAACCTCGTATATTCTGATGGAACTGTTGAATCTCTAAATTCACAGAAAGTCACATTTAATTCTACTTTCAAGACAGTAACTCTTGTTGGTTTGAGTAAGGTTTCAGATACAAATGCAATTCTTGTTAGCACTCTCAAGAAAATAGACACAAAACCACAGAAAAAGAGTATTTCTAGATGTGGCAAACTGGTTGTTTCTAGATCAAAGTATGACTATTCTGGATCAACTAATACCAGTTTCAATGATGGGTTAACATACAATGCAATTTACGGAACCAGAGTTCAGGATAATGAAATTTGTCTAAATGTTCCTGACGGTCTTCGTGTACATGCGGTATTTGAATCAAGCACTACATCCAACCCAATTCTTCCAAACATCGCATTAGTAAATAGATCTTCGGACCTTACTAATACACTTCAAGGTGAATTGGTAGTTGGATCCACTAGTGGTGCAGTTGCTAGAGTTGTTACATCAGCCGCAGGTAACGTTGATATCGTTTACAAAAATGAACTAAGATTCGTTGTGGGTGAGAGTGTAATTTTCCAATCTTCTGGAATTACTGGAGAAGTATCTTCTGTAATCATCGGTGACAAAAACATTGTCACCAACTTCACATTCGACAATGGACAAAGACCAGAGTTTTATGATTATGCTAGAATCATCAGAAATTCTGATTCTCCAGAACCAAAGAAGAGATTGGCCATCGTTTTCGATCATTACACTGTAGATTCTGGTAACACTGGAGATCTTGGTGTTGTTAATAGTTATTCTCCAGATACATATCAAGATGATTTGACATCCTTTAGAGGTCAACCCGTTACGGATTATATTGATATTAGACCAAGAGTTAAGAACTACAACACTTCCTCCGATACGGATAGTCCTTTTGAATATGACTTTAGAGATTTTAGCTCTTCTGGATCATATGTGCCAAATATTCTTGTTGGAGAAGAAACACTAACCGTTGGTTATTCATTCTATCTCCCTAGAATTGATAAGATTTTCCTCTCCAAAGATGGATTCTTTGAGATCAAAAAAGGATCACCATCTGAAGCTCCTGTCGCTCCAGAAAGTCCTGCAGGATCATTCACCGTAGCTACAATTTACAACAGACCATATCTGCATAATGCGTCTAAAGAAACTACGGTTGTTCTTGCAAAACACAAGAGATATACAATGTTTGATATCTCTAGACTTGAAACAAGGATTAAGAATATTGAATTCTATACACAACTTTCACTCCTTGAAACAGACACTGCCAATTTAAACATTAGAGACTCTGTAACAGGCCTTGATAGATTTAAGTCTGGTTTCTTTGTTGATAATTTTAGAGGTCACTCATCTCACAATATTCGACATCCAAACTTTAGATCATCCATTGACAAGGCTCAAGGTCAACTTAGACCCATGCACTATACTCATGGAATTGATCTTCTTCTTGGTTCCGAACAAGTAATTGGTATTGGAACAACTGCAAATCCAAACGTTGATCTCACACAAGTAACCGATCTTCAATCAAATGCGCTTAGAAGAACTGGAGATGTAGTAACTCTTAACTATTCAGAATCTGAGTTTATTAAACAAAGATTTGCCACCAGAACTGAGAATGTAAACCCATTTGCAGTTATTAACTGGGTTGGTGTTGCTCAATTGAATCCAGCGAGTGATGTCTGGGTAGAGGAAAAACGCCTTGATGTTAATAACATCATTCTTGAGGGTGGATATCAATCATTCATGGACACCTTCTCTGTAGATCCCAATACTGGATTGGCTCCAATTGATTGGGGTTCATGGCAAGAAGAGTGGAGCTCTGTTGATACAAGCACCACAGAACTCTCAAGAGAAATTCAGTCATCAGAAGTTTTAAGTGCAACTGGTTGGAGAGGTGGATTTACTGAAGGTGGAGAACAGTTAGCAACAGAAAGTCAAGGTCTTGTTTCTAGAACAAGAGAAGTCACTATGCAGGATAGTTTCCTGGTTAATAGTGAACTCAATATCAGTGTTGATCGCGGACTTACTAGATCTGGTATTCAACTGCAAGCCAGTGAGAGAATTGATACTCGATCAATTGGGACAAGACTCATCAGTAGAGAACTTATTCCATACTTAAGATCTAGAAACATCGAGTTTGTATCAAACAGAATCAAACCAAGAACACGTTTCTATGTCTTCTTTGAAGATCAAGATGTAACTCAGTATGTAACACCAAAACTTCTTGAAATCTCAATGACTCAGGGAGTATTCCAAGTCGGCGAAACTGTTAAAGGAACTATGCCACTTGGTACAGTTGACGGAACAAATGCAGAGATTACATTCAGGGTTGCACAAACAAATCACAAGTATGGTGCATACAATTCACCATCAATCATCTATGATGTAAATCCATATTCTGATACTGTTGGGCTCAGTTCAACTTACTCAGCAACCAGTACAGTCCTTAATGTTGACACCGCTTCTCTACAACAAGAAGTTCTTGGAACATTTACTGGTTATGTTGCAACAAATATGAGACTTGTTGGACAAACAAGTGGTGCTGAAGCAACTGTAACGGATCTAAGGTTGATTAGTGACGAAAAAGGTGCCTTGATTGGAACTCTGTTCATTCCTAATTCAACATTACCAACGACTCCACAATTTACAACGGGCACTAAGACCTTCAGAATTACAAGTAGTCCAGTTAACTCACTCAGCCCAAGTGATAATCCTTCAACTGCAGAAACTTCTTTCCGCGCAGAAGGTGCTCTTGATACTACTCAGGAAGATGTGGTTGGTATTAGAAATGTTGACATTCAGAGAGAAACGGTCTCCGATAGCACAGTAACCAATCAAACTGTTACTAGAACGGTTCAAACTCAATCATTTGAAGAGAGAACCGTTGCACAGAACCAGTGGTACGATCCTCTTGCAGAATCATTTGAAGTTGTCGATGATAACGGTGTATTTGTTTCTTCTTGTGATATCTTCTTCCAATCAAAAGATGCAAATATTCCTGTAACTCTGCAGATCAGAACAATGCAAACTGGTCTGCCTACAAATACGATTGTTCCTTTTGGTGAAGTTGTTTATGAACCATCCCAGATCAGTGTTTCTGAGGATGGGACGGTAGCCACAAGATTTACTTTCCCATCTCCTGTTTATCTTGCTGGTAAGAAAGAATACGCACTTGTTCTTCTTTCCGCATCTAATAACTATAGGGTTTATATCTCCAGAATGGGTGAAGAGGACCTGTCTACAGTCAGTCTTCCTGAAAGTGAGAGAACTATTGTTTCTCAACAACCTTATATGGGTTCATTGTTTAAATCACAAAATGGTTCAACTTGGGATCCAAGTCAACTTGAAGATCTTAAGTTCACTCTTAACAAGTGTTCTTTCGTCCCTGGCCCTGGAACTCTCAAACTCTATAACCCAGAACTTGGCGTTGGTAAGTTTGAAACTGCCAGATTAAGACCACAACCTCTTGAGTTCTATTCTCATGAAATCAACGTTGGGTTTGGTAGCACCGTTGTTACCAGAGACTTTAGTGTTGGATCTAAGTTTACTCAGGTTGGCAATAGAACGGCCGAAGGAAATCTTGTTAAGTCTCTTGGTGCAATCAAGATCAATACAAGTGCAACGGAAGCTGGTGGAATTACAACCAACAGAGTTGGAACTGGTCTAACACCTTCCGCATCCAACTTCACATATACTGGTATTGCTTTGACGAGTATCACTGGTAATGGATCTGGTGCAATTGCAAATATTCAAGTTGCTAGTGGTTCTATTGGTGTTGTAACTGTAACTAGTGGTGGATCTGGATACGCTGTTGGTGATGTTCTGGGATGCACTCTTGGTGAGACTGGAACTGGAACTAGATTCAATGTAGGTATTATTTCGGCAACAAATAGCGTCATTCTTGATAAGGTTCAGGGTGAATTCACTACATCCTCAGAACTGATGACAGTGAATGCAGTTGGCATCGCATCAACATTGCCTGGTTCGCAACCTTCGGCCATCAATAACACAGAAACTTATAAGGATGGTCTGCATGTTAAGGTTAATCATAGAAACCATGGTATGCACGCCAGAAATAACAGAGTTACAATCTCTGGTGTAACTGGAGTAACAACCACGACTACTGTTTCTGCACAATACTCCAATACATCAACCGCAGATTTGAGTGTTGGATCCGTATCAGTATTCTCTAGTTTTGAGAATATCGGAGTTTCATCTACAAACCCAGGTTATGTGAAGATCAATAATGAAATTCTCTCATACACTGGAGTAAATGGAGCTACTACACCTCAGTTACTCACAGGTGTTTCTAGAGGAATTGATAATACTGTTGCGGAGACCCACAGAGTTGGTGACATCGTTCAAAAGTATGAAACTTCTGGTGTTTCTCTAAGAAGAATTAACAAGACGCATTCGTTTGCTGATGTTAATAATTCTAATGAAATCACTCTCGATAGTTACTTCATTAAGGTTGATACATCTTCTAGTGGTGTCGGAACAGTTAGAGATGGAACAAATAGTTTCCGCAAGTTAAAAATTGCCGAAACCGAAATCACAGGTGGCTCTAGAGCTAAGGCAACTCAAAACATTCAATTTGAAGCTGTAACTCCTCTCGTGGAGTTCTTAACACCAAGAGACACTTCTCTGAGTGGAAGAGTTAGAACAGTTTCTGGAACAAGTGTTGATGGAAGTGAAACTTCATTCCAAGATCAAGGATTTGAGAATGTAAGTCTCAATGGGGTAAACTACTTCACTTCACCTAGAATTGTTGCTTCTAAGATTAACGAACAGAATCAACTGACATCACTTCCTGGTAGTAAGTCCTTTACTATGGAACTGGTCTTCAATACCGAAGATCAAAATGTTTCTCCTGTAATTGATATTGACAGACTTTCTGTTATTACAACAACAAACAGACTGGACCAAAGGATTACAAATTACCCAGACGATGACAGAGTAAATCAAAGATTTGGTGATCCAAATGCGGCGGTTTACATCACTAAGAGAGTAAATCTTGAAAATCCAGCCACACTCTTGCAAGTCAAATTTGCGGGTTATCGTCATCCTTCAAGTGATTTTAGAGTTCTCTATCGATTGTTTAGAGTAGATACACTCGCACAGGAAGCTCAGTTTGAGTTGTTCCCTGGATATGACAATATGACCGACACGACGGGTGATGGATTTGGTGACCAGGTTATTGATCCAAAACTCAATAATGGTAGACCAGACAGACTTGTACCTGCTTCGAACAATCCAGATGATTTCCGTGAGTATCAGTTTACTGCAAGTAATCTGCCAGAATTTGTTGGATTTGAAATCAAGGTAATTATGACTGGTACAAACCAAGCATATGCACCAAAACTTAGAGACTTTAGAGCAATCGCGTTTGCATAATGGAGTATAAAAAAGTTGAAGGTCATTCAGATCTCATTAGAGATCTGGAGACCAACGCGGTGATTAATACCAACAAAACCGCATATCAAGATTATCTCAAAATGAGAGAGGAGAAACTGAACGAAAAACAGAGACTTGACAATATGGAAAATGAAATTGGTGAGATCAAATCTCTACTACATAAGTTACTTGATAAACTCTAATTATAAATACATCTAGAAGAACTAACTCTAAAGAATGGCTGTATATGTTGTAAATTTGGTGGTCGATCAAGGTGTCGATTTTTCTCAAACATTCAATTTAGAAAATAGCACTACAAATAGTGTTTCTAATTTGACAGGGTATACGGGTTCGGCACAACTTCGTAAACATTCTTCTAGCAGTAAATCTTATAGTTTTACTGTATCTTTCCCAGATAGAACGAATGGTGCTCTCAAATTAACTTTGAGCGACACCACAACCAAAAGAATAAAACCAGGTCGTTATCTTTACGATGTAATTTTAACCGATTCCGATGGGAATAAGGAAAGGGTTGTTGAAGGATCTGTTTTAGTACGAGAAGGTGTGACAAGGGAGTAACCAAGTGTCTGAAATTAAAGTTCGCATTGGTCAACAATCTGCAATTAAAGTTGCATCTACATCAGCTGGAGCAGCTGGTGGAACACTAAGTGGCTTGAGTGATACTGACGTTAGTGCAGTTACGAATGGTTCTGTTTTAGTCTATGACGCAAACACATCACAATGGGTAGCTAGTAATACGCTAACCACTGGAAACTCAAAAAACTTAGACATTAACGGAGGCTCATTCTAATGGCCAGTACTATTAAGATCTTTAGATCTACTGGTGCAACTGCTCCTAGTTCTCTTGAATATGGGGAACTTGCAGTAACGGTTGAACAAGGCACAGCAGGAACTTCGGCAAATAAAGCGGGCCGCCTTTTTGTTGGTAATGCCTCTGGTAATCCAGTAGAGATTGGTGGAGAATATACTTACAAACTCATGGATCATGTCCATGGGGAACTTATTAATTCGTCTGTTGCAATTGTTGACAACAGTGGTGCGATTAACGGATGGAGTGTTGCAGGTATTTTGACTGCAACTAGAACATCATTTACTGACACAGTAACTTCAAACCTTAATGTTACTGGTGTTGCAACCTTCTCTCAAGGTCTCTTTCTTAATGGTAATGTTACCATTGGCGATGACCATACTGATACGTTAACGATAAATTCAAGAACTGGATTTAATACAGACGTAACTCTCAACAGAAAACTTTTAGTCACTGGAATCTCAACTTTTACTGGCGCTATTGATGCGAATGGTGGCGCTGATGTTTCTGGTGGTGCCGGTCTTGTTGTCAGTTCAAACGGTGTAAACGTTACTGGCGTCTCCACATTCAACAACAATGTTGTCTTTGGTGGAACCATCGATGTTGATGGTCAGGCAATTTTTGATGATATAACGGTATCTGCCGCATCAACATTCAGTGGTCTTTTAAGTGCAACCAGAGCTTCTATTACAAATCTTGTAGGCACTGCAGCCACCTTTACAAGTGCTCTAACCATGGGCTCTGGTGCGTCCGCGTACACCTTCCCTTCGACTGATGGAAGTGCCAGTCAAGTTTTAACAACTGATGGTAATGGAGTAATTAGTTTCCAATCATCTTCATCATCTCTTGATATTGCTGGTGATACTGGTACAGATACTGTAGAGCTTCTTACCGACACATTAACATTCTCAGGTACGACTGATGAGATTGTAACTGCGGTTACGGATAATACCGTCACAATAAGCCTTCCAGACGATGTTATCGTTGGTGGAGGTCTCACGGTTACCAATAATCTTCTTGTTCTTGGTAATTTAACCGTTGAAGGAACAGAAACAATCATCAACGTCGAAAGACTTGATGTCCAAGACAAGACTATCGGTGTTGCGTCAACATCAACCGCTTCAAACACGACTGCTAATGGTGGTGGTTTCTTTGTTCATGCAGGAAGTGATGGCGACAAAACTATCTTCTGGAGTCTTGGTCAAAGTGGTTTCGAAGTAAACCAAGACTGGTTACCAAATGCCGATGGAACTTTTGATCTGGGTAATGCATCTAGAGAATGGCAAAATCTGTTTGTTGATGGTCTTGCAGAACTTGATGATGTCAATGTATCTGCAGCGGCAACAATAAATACACTGAATGTAACAGGTACAGGTACAATCGCAACCGCCGATATTAACGGTGGTAATATTGATGGAACTGTAATTGGTGCTGCATCTTCTGCGGCTGCCACATTTACCACACTTAACTTCAATGAATTAACTGGTGGTGGCACCACAATTAATAACGGTCGCATTGATGCTGGTGATGTTACCTTCACAAACCTGAGAGTAACTGGTGTCTCTACTGTTGCAACTCTGTTCCTCTCTGCAGGGACAAACACGAACGGCGCTGCATACTTTGATGCAAGTGGCCAGTTGCAATCAACCGCAACACCTTCGGCCGGAATTCAAACTTCCAACTTTATTTTGACAACGAACGCTTCTGGCGTTCCTTCATGGACGGATACTATTGACTGTGGAACATTCTAATATTGATGCGAATATCGTTATCGAACTCGCACTGAATAAAGTAATTGAATTACAAAAACAAGTAATCTTGACGGAGGCCAAATACATAAGTCTTCGTCAAGATTATGTCAAACTACAAAATGAACATGAAAAATTAAAAGAAGAATCTAATGAGTGGGGTTCTTCAACTACCACTAGAAAATCGACCACTAAATAGTAGGAAGCTAGTTGTATATTCATGGCAAAGCCTAGCAGTAGACAAGAACTCATTGATTATTGCCTAAGACAGCTGGGCGAGCCTGTTTTGGAAATTAATGTCGATGAAGATCAAATTGAAGATCTTGTCGATGATGCCATTCAGTATTTTCATGAAAGACATTTTGACGGTGTTGAGAGAATGTATCTCAAACACCAGATCAGTCAAGATGACATTGATGAAGCAAGAAGTAATACAGTATCAACAGTAGGATTTTCCTCTCAGGTTTTTAATGGGGAAAGATCTTCGGTCGTAAGTATTAGTGCAGATAATATCACCATTGCAAATCATGGTTTGATCACTGGATCTCCAGTGTATTATAGTTTTGCAGGAACTGGACACACATCAATTGGTATTGTAACCACATCTGTTGCTGGTGTTGGAACTACATCGTTCCTTGGTATATCAACCAGCAGTGTTCAATACTATGCGATTGCAGATAATACAAATCAAATTAGACTGGCAACATCAAAATCAAATGCATCAAGTGGTATAGCTGTAACATTTACGGCTGTTGGTGTTGGATCTACTCACTACATTACAACAAAGACGGAGTTTACTGAAGCAAGAAACTATATTGAAATTCCCGATCATATTATCGGTATTAATGGTATTTTCCGTTTTGATGACAATACCATTACCCAAAACATGTTCAGTATTTCTTACCAGATCTTCCTGAATGATGTTTATAACTTTAGTTCCATTGAGATGTTGACATATTCAATGACTAAAGAATATCTGGAAACAATTCAATTCCTGATAAGCCCAGACAAAAAGATTAGATACAATAAGAGAGGAAATAGATTGTATCTCGATCTAGATTGGAAGGGTGTTTCATCTAATGAGTATGTTGTAATTGATTGTTTCCGTGTATTGGATCCATCTGAAAATGAAATGGTCTATAACGACAGTTTCTTAAAGAGGTATCTCACTGCCTTGATTAAAAAACAGTGGGGTCAAAATATGAGTAAGTACACAGGTGTTAAACTTCCTGGGGGTATTGAACTAAACGGTCGTCAAATCTACGAAGATGCCCTTAGAGAGTTGGCAGAAATTCGACAGAGGATGACTTTTGATTATGAAGTTCCCCCACTGGATATGATCGGCTAATGGCTTTAAATCCATTTTTCCTACAAGGTTCTCCTGGAGAACAAAGATTAGTTCAAGACCTCATCAACGAACAGTTGAGGATGTATGGGGTTGATGTTTATTATATGCCCAGAAAATTCTTGGGCACCAAGACAATAATGAAAGAAAATGTCTTGGCAAGATTTGATGATAACTATGTAATCGAAGCTTATATTCAAAACTATGAGGGTTTCCAAGGATCTGGAGACCTGATGACTAAGTTCGGTATTAGAACCACCGATGAACTTACTTTAGTCATTTCTAAAGAGAGATATGAGGATTTTCTAACTCCTTTTTACGACGCAAACCCAACACAAGAATTGTTAGTAAAAAGACCAAAAGAGGGAGATCTAATCTACTTCCCACTGTCAGATAGTCTTTTTGAAATCAAGTTTGTAGAACACGAAAACCCATTCTATCAACTTGGCAAACTTTACATGTATCAACTTACATGTGAGTTATTTGAATATGAGGATGAAGTCATTGACACAAGTATTGAAGAGATTGATAATAATGTAGAGGATATTGGATATATTGCAACTCTTACTCTCGCGGGTGTTGGTGTTACTGCCACGGCCCGTGCAGGCATTTTCACAGGCGCAGTTAATCAAATTACATTGATTAATGATGGATATGGATATACTAGTGCTCCAGTAGTTTCGATCTCAACTTCACCGAATGGTAATGGTTCATCTCATGCAACTGCTGTAGCTATTACTACAAGTAACACGGGATCAGGATCTACAACATTCTCCATAAAACAGGTCTTAATTACAAATCCTGGTTTTGGCTATACACAACCACCAACAGTTACTTTCAGTGGTGCTGGAGGGTCAGGGGCGTCTGCTAGAACAGGTATTGGAACCACGGGTGTGGTCTTCATTGATGCCATTACGGAAGGTGGATCTCAATATTCAACCGTACCAGTTGTATCCATCTCCACATCTCCATCAGGTCTTTCTACTGCAAATGCAACGGCTGTTGCCCTTTTAAGTGCCTCTGGTACTGTATCTGCAATTAGATTTACCAACGCTGGATTTGGTTATACCGAGGCACCAACTGTTACGATTGCAGACCCAACTTCTGGTGGTTCTGGAGTTGGAACTGGAAACTTTGTTATCAACGAAGTTATTACTGGAGAAAGTTCTCTGTCCACTGCCCGTGTTAAGTCTTGGGATAAGGATACTAGAATTCTCAAGATTTCTAATCTTTCAGGAAACTTCACAACTGGCGAAATTATTGTTGGAAGTGCAACAACGATTAGCAATCCTGGTATTGGAACTACAGGAAGATACGCAGTTAAGTCGGTTCAATACGATGATGAATATGATGATTATGCAGAGAATATTATTATTGAAAATGAGGCCGATGATGGACTTCTCGACTTCACAGAGACCAATCCATTTGGTACTTTCTAAATAGTTAAAAAAATACCATGATTGGGCAATACTTTTATCACGAGATCCTGAGAAAAACCGTCATTGGTTTCGGCACTCTCTTTAACCAAATTGAAATTCGTCACTCTGACAACAATGACAATGTTCAGAGTAAGATGAAAGTGCCATTGGCTTATGGTCCAATGCAAAAGTTTTTGGCCAAGATTGAACAACAACCAAACCTTCAAGGTAGACCTGCGATTACATTGCCTCGCATGTCGTTTGAGATGACTGGTATCTCATATGATTCAACAAGAAAAGCCTCAATTACACAGACATTCAAAACTTGCAATACTGGTGAGTTAGGGAACATTAAAAAGGTTTACATGCCTGTTCCATATAACATCAATTTTCAATTGAGCATTGCAACAAAATTGAATGATGACATGTTGCAAATCTTGGAACAAATTCTTCCATATTTTCAACCTGGATTGAATATTACTATTAATCTCATTTCATCTATTGGTGAAAAGAGAGATATTCCAATTGTTCTTGAGAACATCAACATGACTGATGATTACGAAGGAAGTTTCGATAATCGTCGTGCAATGATTTCAACTCTGTCATTCACCGCTAAAACATATCTGTTTGGTAAGATTGCAGATAACTCTGATGGTCTTATCAAAAGAGTTCAAGTTGACATGTTTGATGATACAAACAAAGTTACCGCAAAGAGAGTTCAAAGATACGCTGCAACTCCTAGAGCACTTAAAGACTACAATGATGACGCAACAACGGTTATCAATAAAGTCTTTACGGTAAATCAAACAAAGATGACAGTCAATGATGCATCAGGACTTAGCGTTGATGATTACATTGTTATTGATAATGAGAATATGCAAATCCGTTCCATCAGCGGAAACGATGTCACCGTTTACAGAGGAGTTGATGAGACAACCGTATCTGAACACACTTCTGGATCTGTTGTAAATCTCATCAGTGGCTCGAGAGATGCATCTCTCCCTCTTTCTGGTGACGATGCTCTTATTGTTGCAGGTGATGACTTTGGTTTTAGTGAAATGACTTCATTCTATGAAGACTATAAGACCTATTCGCCTTCACAAGGAACTGATGTTTAATTCTGAGGAACAACAATGGCGTTTGATGATATCGGGAAAGCACTTGAAATTCTTAAAGATGACGGAGGCAGTGAGATTGCCCCTGTTAGCGGCGATGTACAAGTCCCAAGACAGCGAGAAGAAAAACCAGACCTAAAAAGAGACTACGAATATACAAGAGGTCAGTTGTATTCGTTGATCGAAAAAGGTCAGGAAGCCATTGATGGAATCATGGAGATCTCGCAAGAACAGGGTTCCGCGAGAGCTTATGAAGTTACTGGGCAACTAATTAAGAGTGTGGCTGATGCCACAGATAAATTATTAGACCTACAGAAAAAAATGAGAGACATCGAGGATCCTAAAGAAAAAGGACCTAGTAATGTCACCAACGCACTTTTTGTAGGATCAACTGCCGAACTTCAAAAGTTACTCAAAAAAGGAAAGTTAGATGACTGAAGAAAGGAAAGAAGTTCTGGAAGAAAAACCAGAAAACAAGAAGAAAGGTTTATTTGGTAAAATAAAATCAGCTGCCGACGACCATGAAGGTCAGTTGGAAGCAATCAGCACTATGGTCAGACTTGGTATCCTTGTCTGGTCTGGTGGTATTTTGACTCTTGCTTACATTAAACTTCCTGCTGCACTTGGTATTCCTGAGCAGAAACTTGATCCTACTTTCATTGCATCTGTTTTCACTGGGGTTCTAGCAACATTTGGTGTTCAGACTGCGAAGAAGTCTGGTGATGGTACAATGAAGATGGGTGGTGCTGGTGGAGTTTCCAAAGCAGACTTAGAGAAACTGATTGCTGCTGCAGCACAGACAGCACCTGCTCAAACCATTCGTATTGAGCAAGCACCTCTTCAGATTGCAACTGCTGCCCCTAAGAAGGACGGCGAACCACCTGTAATGCCTACGGTCTAATACCATGATGTTTTTAACGATGTTTATTATTGGTCATGTGGAAATCGGCAATGGATACTGCCGCACAGATATTATGCTTCATAATGAACCAATCGCAATGGAGTATCCTTGTGAATATTATTCTGAGCTGCATGACCTAGATAATAAGATCAAACTACTTGGTCAATAACATGCAAAAACTAATTAATCTTATCGCTTTATTGTCAGGATTGACATCTGCATCCATTATTGGTGGTGCTGCATATTTGTATTTCCAAAAAGATGTATTAATTGAAGAAGCAAGAGAAAAAGCCGTAGAAGTAGTTACTGAAAATGTAACTAAAGCACTACCTGGATTGATTAAATCTGCAATGCCAGAAATGCCTAAAGTAACTGGTCCTGCAATTCCAACTAAAACAGGACTTCCTATCCCCTAAGGAAAATGGCATGGAATTTAAAAGTTCAAAATGAACAATCCGCCAAACAAGTGAATAATAGTGAACAACGCAAACCAATGTTCAAGTGGGCAGCCCTTAGTGTTGCCACCGTATTTGGTGTTGCACATCTCGGCATTCTTGGACATCTACTGAATAGACAACAACTTCCCATCTTCAATTTACCAGTTGGTAATTATACATCATATCAAGTGGATGCTAGAAAAGATGGATATCGTATTCAATATCGTTCTAATGATCCCTTAGTAATGGGAACTTCTAAAGTTATCGATAAAAAGAACGGGTTCTTTGGTATTGGTGGAAAGACCAATATCATTCAACAACAAGAATACACTATGGATGGAGCAAAACATCTCCAAGGAGGTGAGCTGGGAAAGTTGACTGCCAAAAAGATAGAGTGTATCAAGGCGGAAGGTGGTGGCGAAAATGCAGGGAGAATGGTGGGCGCTAGTGTAGGTGCCGCAGCCGCTCCTTGGTTCACTGGTATTCCTTATGTTGGTTGGCTTGCTGCTGGGTGGGTAGCAATGTTCGCACAAGATAAGGGGGCCGATGTCGGTGGCGATATCGCCACAATGGTTAAAGATTGCGAGGACACTTAATGCCCGAAGTTCCTGATATTGGGGTTCGTGATATCAACATCCGTGAAATCAAACCGAATCCCATTTTTAATCTAGATACACCTAGAGTTCTGGTTCCTACTCCACCAATTACCACATATCTCCAGAAACCCATTGTCTCTTATCCTGGATGTGTGGAAAATGTTGATGCGGTTGAAGATGACCAGAAGATAATCCAGTGTGATGGTCGAATTCCAAGTTATGAACCTTTGAATTTTGAACCACAACAATTCACACCTACCCGTCCAGCAGGTCTGCCAAAAAACAAAGAAGAAAAACAAAAAGAGGTAATCCAACAACTACCGCAGGCGCTCCCACCATCCACAGCATCTGTGACCAAAGAGGAGGCTCCCCCGACCGTAGAACCTGAGATACCCTGGACACAAAAGTATCTCCCAGAACCTGCTGCGGTGACAACAACTGCATCAATTGCACTGATTGCGACAACATCTGCACTTCTTGCAAAACCCTTAGCTGATTTATTATTGAAGTTAGTTAAACCTACCGTGAAGAAGGTTGTGAAGAAGGTGTCGAAGATGCGGGGGAAGCCGGAAGTCGTACTGTCCCTCCAAGAGCGGAGGCGCGAGCAGAGTGAGACGAACCATGCGAAGGCGATGATGAGGAAACTGTTGAAGGGGAAATAGTATGTCTGTGTGAAGGAACGGTATCCACATTTTGCACTACAACATCAGCACAAACAGCATAATACGGACTTTTGGGATGGAAACTTATACCAGATTTTTTCATTTCGCCACATTTTGAAAGTCTGGTAAGTTCAAACTCAAGTCTGCGATTGGCCAGAATTTGTTCCCTTAGTGCGTTGTGATTTTCAGCTGCCTTCTTACATAAGTCTTGTTGTTTCTTGTCTAGTGGTTTACTCCATGTGGCACTGACACCGACTGAGAGGTTGTAGTTATCCTTTTGACCCGTTCTGGTGGGTACATGGTAAAGAATGTTGCCAGGATTATCCAAAGACCCATCATCATTGAGGTCACGCATATCATATACAGGATCCATGTAATACGGTTCATATGGTTTTTGATATGATCCACTACCTGTTACAAAGGGGGTTACGTTAAGAGTCGGGCCCTGACAACTGATTCCGTCCCCGTACTGGTTTGTTATGTACGGACCTTGAAGAACTTGAATTGCTTGGTTTGTGACTGAGCCTGTACTGTTCGCAATCGGTGATGCTGTCGCTGATACTCCCCCTACCGTCTCTGCAAGAGCAGATGCAGGGGTCACGAAGACACCGAGAGCAAGGCTCAAAGTTATTCTGTGAAGACACTTGTTGTATCTGTGACCGAACGAATTTCTGTCGTTCGTTGGATTATCGTTTGATTCGTCATGCCAGGTCCTTGATAAGACTCTGTGAACTGAAAGGATGCTCCTGGCGTTGAAATTGTGTAATTCCCCTTTGTTCCTAGATTTAGAGAACTTGTTGACGAAATAACCGATCCACTTACTCCTCCTAGCGGATTCGTGGTTACTGTATTTGTGTTGGCTGATGGACTCAGTGTCGATCCACTGTAGTTTACGTTGGTGCCCGTTACTGTGTATTGCCATCCTGTTGAATAATCTATTGAGTTAATCGTTTCAGTCACTGTAGAGGTCGTCTCCGTGTGACTCGTCATAGAACCCTGCGTGAAGTTGGGTACTAATGGGACTGCTGATGCGGATTGAACAGTCCCATGTACAACTCCAAGGATTACACCAAGACAAATCGCCTCATGCAATCTAGACATCTCTATTTAACCGTAATCTCACTAACAAATTGTCCTGTGGCTGAAGTACCAGCACCACCAGCAGTCAACGACATCGTGCCAGCAGAATTGACAGTACCAGCGAGAGACCCAGCCACGCCGCCGGCAGTCGTGGTGACAGTTCCAAATGAAGGAAGGGACCCAATGACACCACTTGACACGGTTGTACCCGAAGGCACTGCGTCTCCTTCAATGAATGATTCACTGAATGTATAGGCACTACCGTCTGTTGTGAGACCATATGCAGTTGGTGTGTATCCAACCGCAGTTCCTGATGTGAGGGATCCAAGCCCTCCTACAGTTGATGGGGTAATGTTGTTTCCAGAAACCGAATATGTGCTGCCAATACGGGTTGCTTGAGAGGCTGCAGCATCAACGGTCAGTTGAACACTGGTTGACAACTTGTGAGAAATATCGGCATGTGCGGGTGCCGCCACCAAAATCATTCCAAGGGCAAACAATGCTCTTTTCATCTAAGAAGACCACATTAGACTGCAAGTATTTAGTTTTCTCAACTTCTAAATAATAAAAAGAGTTCTTGTCTGTAATGGGTTGGTCGGCAAAATACAAAAAGTCAATCAACTGTGATAGCCCAAAAGGGTTTTCTCAAAGAGCTCATTGTCAAGGCCGCAAGAAAAAAATGAAAGAGGCGAAAGACCACGAAGTCGCCATGGCTCAGTCCCAATTGAAAAATATTGAGGACAACGTGAGAAAACTGAAGAAGAAACTTGGATCCAAGGAAAAGGATATTCCTGCTTGGATGCAAGATAAAATCAGTAAGACCCATCACAATATGTCTGCGGTCGGTGAATATCATGCCGAAGAAGGTCTCCGCGATTGGTTTGGTAAGTCCAAATCAAAGGACGGTAAGAAAGGTTGGGTCAACGTGGTGACTGGTGATTCTTGTGCCAGTGACAAACCAGGTGAAGGTATTCCAAAGTGTGTCTCTTCTGCAAAGAGAGCCAGTATGTCTAAAAAAGAAAGACTTGCTGCGGCTGCCGCAAAGAGACGTGAAGATCCTGGTCAACAGAAGAAGTCTGGTGCAGCCGCACCAACCATGGTGAAGACTGACAGAAAGACGAAGAAAGAAGAGATCGAACTCCTTGATGCCTACGGCAACACTTTTGCGACTATTCAAGACATTATCAAACCAGAACCCATGCAAGCAACCAACTGCCCCAGATGCGGACAAAACCCTTGTGTCTGTTCTCCTGAGTATGACATTGAGGCGATGACTGAAGCAAAGGACAAGAAAGGTAAAGGAAGTGGTGAAAAAGACGCTTGTTACCATAAGGTTAAGTCTCGTTATTCTGTATGGCCTTCTGCTTATGCCTCAGGTGCTCTGGTTAAGTGTCGTAAGAAAGGTGCTGCCAACTGGGGAAACAAAAAAGAAGGATATGAGTTTGAGTTCAATCAGGACTACCACAAGAGCCTTGTAGAGAAGTGTTGGGTTGGTTATACCCAGAAGGGTATGAAGAAGAAGGGAGACAAGATGGTCCCTAACTGTGTCAAAGAACAGATTGATGCATCTAAGTATGGAAAAACTCCAGACCAACTCTTACAGGATATCGTAGATAAAAAGAAACTTGGTGGTCAGGTTGTTAAGAGTGGTCTTAAGAAGGCTAACGAAGAAGTAGAAATCCAAGAGAAGGTTCAAAGATATAACGAACTGGGTCAAACTGTTGCAGTTACCCTGAGATTTAGAGGAAAAATCTTCTATCTCCAACTGTTCTTCCCAACCATCAAGTTCCCCAACCGTAAGGAAGTTGAGGCTCAGGTCCAAAAGATCTATCCAGATGCAGTTGTCATGATGGCAGTTCCTGCAACTGTTGATCCAACCAAACCAACCATTAGAGTTGCTGAGGGTGCTCAATACAAAGTTGGTGATACAATTCCTGACTCCGCAACCAAACCAAAACCAAAACCAACTGGTGCTGCAAAATATAAGTTTGGTGTTGACAAGACTGGACTGAAAGGACCAGAGAAGCCATTCGTTGAGGAAGTTCTTCCTGACGGTCCTGCCGCAGACAAGAGAAACCCACAGAAGCCCAAGAGAAAAACTCAAGGTGGTGATGTAAGACCTGGTATCAAAGAACAATCAGTTCCTGTTACTGCATACAATAAGGGAGACAGATTTACAGGAAGAGCTGGTGCGATGACACCAGACGAGATTAAGAGAGCAAACGAGGGTTCTGCAAATAGAATTAGAAAAACCATCAAACTTGCAAACTCACACGAACCTGAAGGTGAGATGGTTGAGGGAGCTGCCTGGACAAAAAAGTCTGGTAAGAACCCTTCAGGTGGATTGAATGAGAAGGGTCGTAAGTCTTATGAAAGAGAGAACCCTGGTAGTGATCTCAAAGCCCCATCAAAGAAAGTCGGTAACAAGAGACGTGCATCATTCTGTGCAAGAATGAAAGGCATGAAGAAGAAACTGACTTCCGCCAAAACTGCTAACGATCCCGATAGCAGAATCAATAAGTCCCTTAGAGCCTGGAACTGCTGATATGAAATCCTTCAATCAATTTCTCACAGAGAACGTAAACATCTCTGGCGACTTCAACGGAAATCTCTATATCAACTCTCAACCAGAACAACAGGTTGAAGAGAGTTATGTTGCAGATATCCTCTGGGAAGGTAATCTCTATCGTCTTGAACTGAAAGGTAGAATGCCTTCAAAGGATCAGTTGGCTGAAAATCTTCAGTCTTCATATCCTGGAGCCCTGGTCCAACAGATTTACCCCGTCACTGAAAGTAACCTAGATATTAAAAGCGCGAAGAGATATCATCCCGCAAAACTAGATTGGGTATAATTCATGGCTCAGTGGAATAAGAATACACAGGACTATCTCAACCAAGAGAGAACTCTACATGAAGTTTTCATGTGTGCCGACAGATACGGCAACATTGGAAACTGTGGAGTTGCTACTGGAGTAGGTGGTGGAGGATATGATGCGTTTGGTAGAATGCGTGTATCTGAGCCATACACACTTGCAGACTATACTCACATCTATGGCGAAGAAGTTGAATTATTAACAAAGAAAATTGGTACTGGATCAACAACCGTTACAAACGCAAACACAGCATCGATTGGTCTTATAGTTGGTGTTGGTTCAACCTCACAAGTGATACACCAATCAAGAATGTATCACCATTATATGCCAGGTAAATCTCAATTTGCCATGGCAAGTTTCAACTTCATCGATTATAGAACAAACACAACTAAAAAGGTTGGATATTTTGATGATAGAAATGGTGTATTTCTCCAACAGGCTGGAGATGGTACTGTTTCTATTGTAAGAAGATCTTATACCACAGGAACCGCAGTTGACACCGTTGTCAATCAATCCAACTGGAGTTTGGATCCTTTAGATGGAACTGGTCAGTCTGGAGTAGACGTTGACTGGACAAAAACTCAGCTGTTCATCACAGACTTTCAGTGGTTGGGAGTTGGAAGACTTAGATGTGGATTAGTTCTAGACGGAAGTAACTTCTATTTCCATGAGTTTCAACATGCAAATAATCTAGAACATGTCTATTGGAGTTTACCTTCACTTCCAATTCGTTGCGAAGTTGCAAATACCGACACTGCTGTTGGTATCACATCAATGGAACAAATTTGTGCCACTGTATTGAGTGAAGGTGGATATGTTGAGACTGGTGTGGAGTTTGGTGCCTTTAATGGTCCAATATCATTCTCTGCTTCTGGTGGTGCAACTGGCAGACAATGTGTCATGGCTATTCGATGTAAGGATACATTCAAAGGAATCCCAAACAGAACAACTGTAAGAGTAACTGGGGTTGAGTGTTTAAGTGATTCTACGAATTGTAGAATTGAAGTTTGGAGAGTTCCAAGCAATACTAATATCACTGGTGGAAGTTGGGTAAGTGCTGATGATGATTCAGCAGTTGAGTATAATGTCACTGTAGGGACTAACTTCACAACAACTGGTGGAGATTTGAGACAGGCAACTTTGATTGCTGCTAATAATCCATCAGGTAAACAAGCATCTGCTCAAGTTTCATTTAATCCAACCACAGCTAGAAGATCTTATATTGCACAAAATATTGATTCGAATGATAGTAATATTTTTGTTGTTATTGTTCAGAACCTAGACACTAATACAACAACAGATGTCTTTAATACTATTCAGTGGAGAGAAACACGTTAATGTGTTGAAACCAGTATTAAGTTATACAAAGGAATAGTTAAGAGATAGTGTATCTTATAGATACAGCTTTGAGCCATGCTCTACTATGGGAACATCCTTAATTAGTTTGTACTTGTGTATGTTCATCCTCATCGGGATGATTTGGTATGCGGGTATTGAAGGAACTATGCGTGTATTTGTTTATCTTGAACTACAAATCAAGTATTTGTGGATTAAGATCCAAATGTATTTTATGAAACGCAGGTTGCAAAAACAATTGAGAATACCATCTAAACTCTCAGACCTTAATGGATAACAATAAAGAAATGTCCGATCTCTCTATGGAGAGAAGGGAATGCCCGAAGTGTGGTGCTTTATGGATTAATGGTCAGCACTACTGGACGGGCACGGGCAAAAAAGGAAACGAGCTGGATCTCGCAGGTCTGGTTTGTAATAATCATGGTGACGAAACCTGCATAAACCCATGCATGGGACAAGAAGGTGGAGTAACATGGGCGAAACGACTTACTGAATTGGAAAATGACCACCCCAGTAACTAAAGAAGAAGTTCAGGAGATGATCGATGCAGCAATACGACGCCACAACCGTAATGCTTCTATCATTAGTATGTGCGTCGGTTGGGTGGTTCTTGCTTTATTTGCTGAGGGACTTCTAAGACTCGTCGGGGCTATTCCACCCCTACTGCCATGGCTCAAAATCACATTGAACTGATTGGTTGTATTTTATTATTTGTTTTTGGGATCACGATGTTCTATCAGGGCACGATGATTATCAGAGGCCATCATGGTTACAGACACTGTGAACGAGAACAGAAGAAGTCTGAAGACATGCGTAAAAGAATAGAAGAGTTGCTAAAGGACAAATGAAACCACTCATCCTCATTGCGTGCTTTTTACCACTGGGTATCATCTACATAGTAATGAAACTCTCAGTATGGATTGCAACTATCGAAGCTGAAAGAACCTATGTCAGAGATGATGCCAAACGACCACATGGACCCTATGTGGAAAACCCATATGGAGACGTTGATGAAGAGGACGAGGAGTATGGAAGTAAAACAGATTATCGATGAGGCTCTGTGGAAGTATTACTTTGAAAAGGGAATGGAGGTTCCACAGTGGAGAAGGAACAAAGACCCCCAATGGTGGATCGATTACCTGAACGACTTAAATATTGATCCATCAAATCAATGAAAAAATACATAGTAACTGTTAACGATAAAGAATATGTTGTTAACTCTAGGGCATCTAAATGGTTCGTATTAATGTCCGTTTTATCACACGTACCCAATATCAAATCATGGAACATTTGTTAGGAAAGGCACTTGCAATCGTTGCCATACCCTTTGTATTAACTACAATTTACTTCGGTTCAAAGAAGGGGCACTACTATGAATCCGAACACTATAAGGGCAATGGAACCGCACACTAGGCAAAAGTTTCATTTTGCTTGGTCTTCTTTTTCAAGAATATATGGAGTCAGTCATGTCACAACAGACATGGTTGACTTTTGTTATGATTGGGCTAAAACTGATGAAGTTGCACCACTCGATTGTTTAAATCACACAGATAGGTATTTTAGAGAAAAATGGGCCATGTTGCACGGTGGGTGATGGAAAATCCATTCACCTTAGGTATACTCAGTTACTTTTTGATTGTAGTTCCTATACTTGGAATTTGGGCGGTGCATAAGTATAAGTGGGAACACTGGGCACCCTTCGATGGAACTCATACTAAGACCCCACCAGAACCTGAATGATCCCACTTGGAGTGTAATCATACTTCTGTGTTGCGGATTGGCTTTTACTGCGTGGTGTATTTACTACATACTTAAGCTAGCGTATCATGAGTTAGATGAGTGAAGTATATCTTGGTAACCCGAACCTCAAGAAGGCCAACACCGCCATTGAGTTCACCAAAGACCAGATCGAAGAATTTATTAAGTGTAAAGAAGATCCTGTTTACTTTGCGCGAAATTATATTCGTATCGTTTCTCTGGATGAAGGTCTTGTTCCTTTTGAACCGTATAAGTTTCAAGAGAAGTTAATCAGTCGTTTTCATAAAAATAGATTTAATATCTGTATGATGCCCCGACAGACGGGTAAGTCAACAACGTCGGTATCATACTTACTTCACTTCATTGTATTCAATGACAGTGTAAACGTTGGTATTCTTGCCAACAAAGCATCTACTGCAAGGGAACTCCTCAGTAGGTTACAACTTGCATATGAGAACCTGCCAAAGTGGATGCAACAGGGTATCATTGCATGGAACAAAGGATCAATGGAGTTGGAGAATGGCAGTAAGGTATTGGCAGCTTCTACATCTGCGAGTGCTGTCCGAGGCATGTCGTTCAATATCCTCTTCCTCGATGAGTTCGCGTTCGTCCCTAATCACATCGCTGACTCCTTCTTTGCATCTGTTTATCCTACTATTACTTCTGGTAAAAGCACAAAAGTAATTATGGTTTCGACGCCTCACGGCATGAACCATTTTTACAGAATGTGGCATGATGCTGAGAGGGGTCAAAACGAATACGTTCCAACTTCAGTTCACTGGAGTGAAGTTCCAGGCCGCGATGAGAAGTGGCGAGAACAAACTATTAAGAACACTTCAGAAAACCAGTTCAAGGTTGAGTTTGAATGTGAGTTTCTTGGATCAGTTGATACTCTCATCAATCCAGCCAAGTTGAGAGCCATGGTCTATGACAGGGCCATTCAATCTGGTAATGGTCTGGATGTATATGAAAAACCAATTGACAACCACGACTACGTTTGTACAGTTGACGTGGCCAGAGGTGGTGGTAATGACTACTCAGCTTTCGTTATTGTGGATATAACTGAGTATCCACATAGAGTAGTTGCAAAGTACAAGAACAACGAAATTAAACCAATGTTGTTCCCATCGATCATTTATGAAACGGTAAAGTCATATAATAATGCATGGGTCTTATGTGAGGTTAATGATATTGGTGATCAGGTTGCAGCTATTTTAAACTACGATCTTGAGTATCCTAATCTTCTTCAGTGTTCGATGAGAGGACGTGCGGGACAGATCGTCGGTCAAGGTTTCTCTGGAAAGAAAACTCAGTTGGGTCTCAAGATGTCCAAAGCTGTAAAGGCGGTAGGGTGTTCCAACCTAAAGACGATGATTGAGGCGGACAAGGTTCTCTTCAAAGACTATGATATTATATCAGAACTCACTACATTTATCCACAAGAGAAACTCATTTGAAGCTGAGGATGGATGTAATGATGACCTTGCAATGTGTCTCGTCATCTATGCGTGGTTGGTCGCCCAAGACTACTTTAAGGAACTCACCGACCAAGATGTTCGTAAGAGACTGTATGAAGACCAGAGAGATCAAATTGAACAGGATATGGCTCCATTTGGATTTATTAGTGATGGTCTAGAAGATGATGTAATTCAAGGTGATGATGGAACTCTTTGGAGAAAGACCGATCTTGATGATATCAACTCCACATATGGAGACATGAATTTTATGTGGGAGTATTATTGATGGACATTGGCGATAAGTTTGATCTAGAACATTTACTGTTTGTTGATAGAACTTGTAGGGTTTGTGGAGAGACAAAAAATCTTATTGAGGATTTTTATTTGACTAGAAAGGGTAGAGGATCATATCCTTCATCATATTCTTATGAGTGCAAAGACTGCACAAAGAAAAGAATTATTGTAAGTAGAATGACAAATAGAGTGTTTGACAGGTGGGAATATCCTGATTGGTAGTGTTCACGCATTGTTTCCCCGTTTGAAAAGGTGCCAAACAATAAATAAATTCAGATAACAAACTGAAACTTCTAGAGGAAATCAGATGGCTGGTTTAGGCTTAGTATCTCCTGGAATTAAGGTAAGGGAAGTTGACCTTACCCGTGGCGGAATTACAGGCGTAAGTGACCAGACTGGCGCCATTGCTGGACCATTTGTTAAAGGTCCTGTCAATGAGCCCATTCTCATTGAAAACGAGAAAGACTTGGTTGACACTTTTGGTGAGCCACAAGAAACCAGTGATCAATATGAATACTGGATGAGTGCTTCTTCTTACCTCTCATATGGCGGTGTCCTGAGAGTTGTAAGAACTGATGGTACGAACCTCAACAACGCTAACGCTGCCGTTGCAACTGGTTCTGGATCTTCAGTAACTAATTTAAAACTTAAGAACTTAGAAGAATATTATAACGGAAACGACACCCCAACTTCATGGTATTGGGCTTCTAGAAACCCTGGTACTTGGGCTAACGATCTTAAAGTTTGTGTCATTGACGCACAGACTGACCAAACCCTGACTGGCATTACAACATCAGGTATCGTTGTTGGTGCTGCAGTTACCCAGGCCTTTGGTGGTGCTCAGATTGGTGGTATTGGAACTTCACTAACACTGAACGGTCACCTGAAGGGTATCGTTACTGGTGTTGGTGCTTCAAGCATCGACGTAAAAGTTGTAAGTCAGGTTTCAACCGCTGGATCTACTACAAATGCGGAATATGAAAAGGGTGGTGCTTTCGAATTCAAGACATCCAGAGTTCTGAATATCGTTGGCGCAACTGGTGCTGCAACGACTTCGATTACAGTAACAAGAGATGTTGGCGGAACCAACGCTGGCCCTCTGCAGGTTAATGAAACACTTCTTCTCTTTAATACTGTAAGTTCTTCCATCACAATCGACCAAGCTGGTGGACAGGCACTTGCAATTGGTGCAACAGGTGTTAACCTCTCCAGCACTTCTGGTATTACCACTATTGGTGATAGTACTGCAAACGTCCTTCTGATTGGTGGAGAACTGATCGGTGTTGGTGTAACCATTGTTTCTGCAACTGGTTTCGTTGGTTTCTCTACAAGAGGTATCGACGGTACAACTGAGACTGCACACAACGATGGTTCCACAGTATATGTTCTTTCAAACGCTGGTGCTGCAACCACAGTAAGAACACTTCAAGCTTCAAGTACATCAACGACGATTGATGTTAATGCTCTGGGAAGTATTGATGTTAACGACTATGTAAGAGTTCAAACCGTTGGTGTTGGAACAACTGCTGAGATCATGAGAGTAACTGGTATTACTACCAACTCAGCTCTCACACCATCTACCGCAACCGATTGGTACGATTCACAAACACTGAATCTTGATAACTCTACCGTATACTGGAAGAACATTGCTCCTAAGCCTGGAACTTCTCAGTATGCTTCATCAAGGAACTCAAGATTTGACGAAATTCACGTTGTAGTTGTTGACGACGACGGAAAACAGTCTGGAACATCTGGACAAATTCTTGAGAAGCATCTCAGTCTGTCTAAGGCTAAGGACGCTGTACAGTTTAATTCACCTTCTTACTATAAGAACTACATCGCAGATAACTCCGAGTATCTGTTCCCTGGTTATGCACCACTTGGAAGAGCAACAGCATTCTCCTCTGGAAATACTGCCTTCACCGCTTCTGCTTCTGCATGGGGACAGAATGCACAAGGAGTTGTGTTCTCAGGTATTGGTAGATCGACTTATTCACTGCAAGGTGGTCATGATTACGGCGGTACTTATACCGCTCCTACTTACACCACATCTCTTGGCGATTTGATGACTGGTTACGATCAGTTCGCTAACCAGAGAGAGTATCCAATCAACTACCTGATCATGGGTCCTGGTCTTTCTACTAGAGACGAGACCGTTGGTAAGGCTAACAAACTGGTACAAATTGCAGAGAACAGAAAGGATTGCGTTGCAACCATTTCTCCAAGAAGAGCTGACGTTCTGAACGATCAAGCTCCACTGACAAATAGCGATACTCAAACTAACAACGTTCTCGCTACTCTGCAGGGAGTTAATTCCTCCTCATACGCTGTCATGGACAGTGGTTATAAGTACACCTTCGATCGTTTCAACAACAAGTTCCGTTACATCCCATGTAACCCCGACGTTGCTGGAATGATGGCAAGAACCTCACAGAATTCATTCCCATGGTTCTCGCCTGCTGGAACAACCCGTGGAACTGTTAACAACGCAGTTAAACTTGCTTATAACCCATCACAGGCTCAAAGAGATCTGCTTTACACCAAGAGAATTAACCCAGTTATCGCTTCTCCTGGTGGTGGTATTATCCTCTTCGGTGATAAGACTGCACTGTCCTACACTTCCGCATTCGACAGAATTAACGTCCGTCGTCTGTTCCTCACAATTGAGACTGCAATCGAAAGAGCTGCACGTGCTCAACTGTTTGAGTTCAACGATGCAATCACCAGAGCAAACTTCGTCAACATCGTTGAGCCTTTCCTCCGCGATGTTCAAGCGAAGAGAGGTATCACAGACTTCCTGGTTGTCTGTGATGAGAGCAACAACACTGCTGATGTGATCGACGCGAATGAATTCCGTGCCGACATCTTCGTGAAGCCCGCACGCTCTATCAACTTCATCGGCCTGACATTCGTTGCAACCCGCACTGGAGTTAGTTTCGAAGAAGTAATCGGCACAGTCTGATTATTAAATAGTACAGCACATCATCAACCGTTTAACAGGAGTAAGTAAAAATGCCTCAGCAAATCCCAAATACAGGGAGTAATGCGAGAACCCTGGATACCTTTAAATCGAAGTTGTTGGGCGGCGGCGTTCGCCCTAACTTCTTTGAGGTAGAACTCAAGTTCCCAACTCTGGGCATCGACGACAACGATGTAAGTGACAGAACCCGTTTCCTGGTAAAAGGAGCTAATCTGCCCGCTTCGATCATTGCACCAATTTCAGTTCCTTTCCGTGGAAGAGAACTGAAGATTGCTGGCGAGAGAAGCTTTGATAGTTGGACTATCACTGTTATCAACGATAGCAACTTTGTCCTGAGAGACGCCTTTGAAAAGTGGGCAAACATCATCAACAAAGTTTCTGATAACGCTGGTGAGGTTGATCCAACCGTCTATCAACAGGAAGCTTACGTTCATCAACTTGGTAGAGCACCAATCACTAATCAGGCTGGAGTTCCTGCAACTTCAGGAGCTACTGTTCCCATCCTGAGATCATACCACTTCCATGGCGTGTTCCCAACTAACGTTTCTTCGATCGAACTTTCTTACGATCAAAACAACGTTATCGAAGAATTCTCTGTAGAATTCCAAGTTCAGTGGTGGGAAGCCCTGAATGAAAATGGCCAGGTTGTCGTTGGTTGATAAATAGACCATAAGACAACACTGACAAAATGGCTAAATTATTCGGTTTCTCCATAGAGGGGGCTGACGGAGATAATCTGCCTAAGTCTGCGGTTTCTCCTGTTCCGCAGAACGAGGCAGATAAATCCGACTACTATGTTAGTAGCGGCTTCTATGGACAATATGTTGATATTGAAGGTGTATTCAGGAATGAGTATGATCTCGTTAAAAGATACAGAGAAATGTCTCTGCATCCAGAGTGTGACGAAGCGATTGAGGATATTGTAAACGAGGCAATTGTTTCCGATCTCAGCGACAGCCCAGTTGAGATCGACCTCCAAAACTTAAACGTCGGGGATAATATCAAAAAGATTATCCGCGACGAATTTAAGTATATTAAGGATCTCCTGGATTTTGACTCCAAAGCCCATGAGATTTTCCGTAACTGGTATGTTGATGGAAGACTTTATTATCACAAGGTAATTGATCTTAAAAATCCACAAGCAGGTATCCAAGAACTGAGATACATTGATGCTCTAAAGATCAAGTACGTTCGTCAGGTTAGAAAAAAAGATCCAAATCTGGCTAGACTGAATAGTAATGAACCAGTAAACTCACTCAGTCCAGAAATGGATGAGTATTTTGAGTATAATCCAAACTCAGGTAAATCTGGTGCATCTTATCTTCCAACCGCAGGCGGTGCAGCTGGTGGGATCAAGATTGCAAAAGATGCGATCACTTATTGCACTTCTGGTCTGGTAGATCGCAACAAACACAATACACTCTCTTGGTTACATAAAGCAATCAAAGCCCTGAACCAACTGAGAATGATCGAAGACTCTCTGGTTATCTACAGATTGTCTCGTGCTCCAGAAAGAAGAATTTTCTATATCGACGTTGGTAATCTGCCTAAAGTGAAGGCAGAACAATATCTTCGTGAGGTCATGAACCGTTATAGATCTAAGTTGGTCTATGACGCAAACACTGGTGAAGTTCGTGATGATAAGAAGTTCATGAGTATGCTTGAGGACTTCTGGCTGCCAAGAAGAGAAGGTGGTCGTGGTACAGAAATCACAACTCTACCAGGAGGACAGAACCTTGGTGAGATTACTGATATTCAGTACTTCCAGAAAAAACTCTACAAAGCTCTGGGTGTTCCAGAAACCCGTCTTGGTGGAGAAGGTGGTTTTAACCTTGGTCGTTCTTCCGAAATTCTCAGAGACGAACTGAGATTCAACAAGTTTGTTGGTCGTCTTCGTAAGAGATTCTCCAACATGTTCCTTGACATGTTGAAGACACAACTTCTTCTTAAGAACGTCATAACGCCCGAAGATTGGACATTGATGTCCGAACACATTCAGTTTGACTATATCTATGATAATCACTTTGCAGAACTCAAAGAAAGTGAGTTGTTCCAAGAACGCATCAATAATGCTGCACAGGCTGAACAATACGTTGGTAAGTATTTCTCGCAAGATTATGTAAGACGTAAGATCCTTCGTCAGACTGATGAAGAAATTGTTGATCAGGATAAACTGATTGCTGCAGAAATTGAGGCTGGTTTGTATCCAGATCCTCTCATGATGCAGTCAATGGAACTTGCAGGTGCTGCAATGGATCTACAAAACAAAGCTCCATCAACAGAAGATCCTCAAGTTGATGATAAAGCAGTTGAAGCCCCTGAAGGTGGCGAAATATAAATAATTTGTAGTGTATTTACATTATCGTGGATTCTGAACAATTTGTTGATTTGGTGTTGCAAGACGCACCCGCACATGAGATTAGTGATGCAATTAAGAATGTCCTGAATGCGAAAGCCGCAGACAGAGTTGAAGCTGGAAGACCTGTAGTTGCTGCAGATCTTTTTGGTGATGAAATTGAATATGAAGAAGATGACGTAACCCAAGAAGACCCTACCACTGAGGAAGAGGATGGCTAAGTTTAAACCATTATCAAATGAGGCGGATTTAGCCGCAGGTATTGGTAACAGCACCAGTGTTGGTAATGCTAGTGTTGTAAGAATTACTAATACTTCTGGTGCAACCGTTGTAGTTGGTCTTCAAACCTCTGGGTTTGTTGGGTTCTCAACTTTCACAATGCTGCAAGATACAAGCGATATCGTCGTTAAGAGACCTGATGATCTCGTCCATGTAACTGGTGGAACTGTGAGAGTTGTAAAAATCGCATTCACTCAATAAGAACAATGAAACTGATCAGAGAAGAAATAGAACAGGTAGAAGTTATCGTTGAAGAACGCAACGGTAAGAAGAACCTGTACATCGAAGGTATTTTCCTCCAAGGCGATATGAAAAATCGCAATGGAAGAATGTATCCCTGCGAAACCCTTGAAAAGGAAGTAGCCCGTTACAACGAAACTTTCATTCAAAAGGGTCGTGCTCTTGGTGAGCTGGGTCACCCCGATGGTCCTACTGTAAACCTGGATCGTGTATCCCACAAGATCACTTCTCTGGTTCGTGAAGGTAACAATTTCATCGGTCGTGCAAAAGTACTAAATACACCGATGGGAAACATTGCAAAGTCCCTTCTCGATGAAGGTGTCAAGTTGGGTGTTTCTTCCCGTGGTGTTGGTTCAGTCCGCATGAACAATGAGGGCGTGAACATCGTTGGTGAAGACTTCATGCTCGCCACAGCCGCAGATATCGTTGCAGATCCTTCTGCTCCTGATGCTTTCGTAGATGGCATTATGGAAGGTAAAGAATGGGTTTGGGATGGTGGAATTCTCCGCGAAAAATATGCAGAGAAGACATACAAACAGATCAATACTCTTGTCAACTCAAGACAGCTGCAAGAGAACAAGCTGAGACTTTTCCAAGACTTCTTGGGAAATCTCTAATTTATAAATAACAATAGATTAACTACACTTATAAAGTCTTAATCGGAGAGTTCAAATGTCCCGTGGTCAAAATTTACAAGAAATGGAAGTAGGCACTGCGCAATCCAAGACTGCCGTTAACGCTAACGCAAAGGCTGGCATGCCGATGGATACATCGGTGGCTGGTTCTGTTGAAGATCTCGGCGGACCTACTCCCGACAACTACAAGCCTGACAATGACTCCGCAAAACTGCGCGAGCCAAAAGTCGCAACTGTAAAAGACGTTGTTAATCGTGGCGCAAAAGCTGCGATGGCACCTGAAACAAGTGCAACACCTGTTTCGGTTCCTGAAGAAGTAGAAGAAACTCAAGAAGTCATCGAAGAAATCGTTGACGAAACTCCTGAGTACGACATCGAAGAGGACATGAATGCCCTCTTCTCTGGTGAAGAACTCACCGAAGAGTTCCAAGAGAAAGCAAAGACCATCTTTGAAGCTGCAATCAGTGCAAAGGTTGCACAAGTTGCAGCAGAGATGGAAGCAAAGAACGAAGAGCGTATCGTTGAGGAAATCGAGACTGTTAAGTCTGCCCTCGTCGAGCGTGTCGATTCTTACCTGGAGTACGTCGCTGACGAATGGCTCCAAGAGAATGAACTGGCCGTCGAACACGGTCTTAAGTCCGAAATGACTGAGAGCTTCCTCTCAGGCATGAAGGAACTTTTTGAAGCACATTATGTATCAATCCCTGAAGATAAATACGATGTTGTCGAGAGCATGGTAAACAAACTTGATGAAATGGAGACTAAACTCAACGAGCAGATCGAAAGAAATGTCTCCCTGAACAGCAGACTCGCTGAGTCGGTTGCCGATGGGATCGTATCTGAGGTTGCTGAGGGTCTTGCCCTGAGCCAAAAAGAGAAGCTCGCCCAACTCGCCGAGAGTGTTGAGTTTGAGAGTGAAGAATCATATCGTGAGAAACTGGTCACTCTGAAGGAGTCATACTTCGGTCAGAAAGTCCAGAAAGAGACTTCGGAGAAGGTGCTGAACGAAGAAGCCGCCCCTGATTACTCAGGTACTATGGCTCAATACATGAGCATCCTGAACCAAGTCGCTAAAAAGTGAATTTAAGATTATCAAACCCGTAAACACTTTAAATTAGGTAAAAGCAAATGTTCCAATCCGAGCATCTGCAGGAAAAGTGGGCACCTCTTCTGAATCATGAAGGCCTTGGTGATATCAAGGATGCCCATCGTAAAGCGGTAACCGCTTGCCTGCTGGAAAACCAAGAGCGCTTTATGCGCGAAGAAAGAGAATTCCTGTACGAAACCCCAACCAACTCCGCTAACGCCGCTGGCGCTGGTGGTGGATTCGGTGGTGGTTCGGCCGTTGGTGGCCCAACCGCAGGTTTCGACCCCGTTCTGATCTCACTGATCAGACGTTCAATGCCTAACCTGATCGCCTATGATATCGCAGGCGTTCAACCAATGAACGGTCCTACTGGACTGATCTTCGCAATGCGTTCCATGTACGGAACCGACCGCGATCCTTCAACTGGAACCGAGGCATTCTTCAACGAGCCCGATTCCGGCTTCTCCGCTCAAGACGCAGGTCTTGACCTGACTGCTGGTTTCACCTCCCGTAACGCTGGTTTCGGTACAACCGCTGCTCAGTCGGGTACTAACCCATCTGTTCTCGGTTCATCCAACGCCGCCCAGGCCCTCTACAACGTTGGTCAGGGTATGGTCACTGGTGATGCAGAAGCTCTTGACGGAACTGGCTCTAACGCCTTCCGCGAGATGGGCTTCTCCATCGAGAAGGTCACCGTTACTGCAAAGTCACGTGCCCTGAAGGCTGAGTACTCACTGGAACTCGCCCAAGACCTTAAGGCTATCCACGGTCTTAACGCCGAGGCTGAGTTGGCAAACATCCTGTCAACTGAGATCCTGGCTGAAATCAACCGCGAAGTCATCCGTACCATCTACAAGGTTGCTGAGTCTGGTGCTCAGGCTAACGTTGCTACCCAAGGTACTTTTGACCTGGACGTTGACTCCAATGGTCGTTGGTCCGTTGAGAAGTTCAAAGGTCTCCTGTTCCAAATCGAGCGCGACGCTAACGCAATCGCACAAAGAACTCGTAGAGGAAAGGGTAACGTCATCATCACTTCTGCTGATGTCGCCTCTGCCCTGACCATGGCTGGTGTACTTGATTACACCCCTGCCCTGAACGCTAACCTGAACGTTGATGACACCGGCAACACCTTTGCTGGTACTATCAATGGTAAGTATCGCGTCTACATCGATCCTTATGCCGCCTCTGGTGGTGCTGAAGCCAACCACTACTACGTTGTTGGTTATAAGGGTTCTTCACCTTATGACGCTGGTATCTTCTACTGCCCATACGTTCCTCTCCAAATGGTTCGCGCCGTTGGTGAGAACAGCTTCCAGCCAAAGATCGGCTTCAAGACCCGTTACGGCATGGTCGCCAACCCATTCGCCGAGGGTACAACCCAAGGTCTGGGCCGTCTGCAGCAGAACGCCAACCGTTACTATCGTCGCGTCAAGGTTTCGAACCTGATGTGATATAAATATCCTTACCGTGTGAAGGATAGTGCAGGGGGTCTTCGGACCCCCCTTTTTTTGTCTAAATACAAATAAAAGCCCATGGCTGGTAATCCCTGTTTAGAACAGGTATCAAACAGAAACTTTCTGTCACCTGTTGGATTTAAATTAAAAATCAATAAGTGTCCTAAGGTCGATTTCCTGTCGGTAGGTGCAAATTTGCCAGGCATCACTTTAGGGACTGCATTGCAACCAACTTACCTCAAGGACATTGATCTTCCTGGAGACAAGTTAGTCTATGACGATTTTCGTGTCAACTTTATTGTTGATGAAGATCTGCAAAATTATAGCGAGATCTATAACTGGATGATTGGACTTGGTTATCCAGATAGCCAAAAACAATTCATTGACCTGAGACAAGATGATGATTACTATCCCCAGATTGGTGATAGAGAAAATCCTCATGCAGAATTCTCTGATGGTACGTTAGAAATTCTTAACAGTAACCTGAGAGGTCAGGCATATGTTAAACTAGAAGGGCTCTTTCCTGTCGCGTTGAGCTCTCTTGACTTTGATGCAACTCAAACTGATATTAGTTACTTTACTGCATCAGTAACATTTAAGTACAAGATCTTCAAACTCCTTGATAAAAACTTCACTGAATTATGAATCTTGAGACAATTCAGGAGATGTGGGAGAAAGATTCCCAGATCGATCCTGATGAATTGCACACCGCCTCTTTGGTGGTCCCTTCGTTACATTCTAAATACTATCAGTTATTCAATGATCTAAGACTTCTTCGGGCAAGAGCTAAGAAGAGGTATCAAAGTATTCTCCACGAACGTCATCTTTATTATTCAGGAAAGGCTGAACCAGAAGTTTACATCGACGATCCTTTCCCATACAAGGTAAGAGAGAAGGATGCATTACAGAGGTATCTGGATGCAGACGAAAAACTGACTGAAGCCGAACTCAAAATTGAGTATTACGACACGATGATTGACTTCTTGGAGAATATTATCAAGACGATCCAGAACAGGACGTTCCAGATCAAGAATGCTATTGAGTGGCAGAAGTTTATTCGTGGATATGATTAGTATCTCTAAGAAAAATGAAGTATACCTGAGAGTCGAAGCAGAACCTCATGTTTATTACGAACTCAGTGATGAGTTCACTTTCGATGTCCCTGGGGCTAAGTTCATGCCCCAGTATCGAAACAAGTATTGGGATGGCAAGATAAGATTATTCAACACACAAACTGGTGAAATCTACGTTGGTCTTCTTGACAAACTTGTAGCCTTCTGTCGAAGATACAACTACGAATACCAGTTTACAGATAATAAGTTTTACGGAACACCTTTCGAAGAGAACGAGATGGTTTCTCTTGAAGGTGTTGGTGATTATATGAAAACCATCACAAGGTATGAACCAAGACCATACCAGATTGAAGGTGTTCATGATGCATTGAGATTTAATCGAAAGTTACTCATCTCTCCCACGGCTTCTGGAAAGTCGATGATGATTTATTCGATTGTTCGATATATGGTTGACAAAGGGCATGATGTTCTTCTAGTGGTTCCTACAACATCACTGGTTGAACAGATGTTCAAGGACTTTGAAGACTACGGATGGGATGCAGAGAAATATTGTCACAAGATCTATTCTGGTAAAGAAAAGTATGACAATCGCCCAGTAACCATCACAACTTGGCAATCAATCTACAAGTTGGATAAAAAGTTCTTCTCTAGATATGGTTGTGTGATTGGAGATGAGGCTCACTTATTCAAGTCTAAGTCTCTTGTCAGTATCATGACCAAACTCTGTGATGCAAAATATCGATTTGGTTTTACAGGAACACTAGACGGAACACAAACTCACAAGTGGGTTCTGGAAGGTTTGTTTGGGCCCGCATATAAAATCATTCGCACTGATGAGTTGATTGAGAAAGGTCATCTTGCAAAACTTGATATCAAAATTTTACTCATCAAACATGATCCACATAAGTTTGAAGCTTTTGAGGAGGAAGTTCAATTCATTATTGGTCATGAAAAGAGAAACAACTTCATCAAAAATCTTGCACTAGATCTCAAAGGAAACACACTGGTTCTTTACAGTCGTGTTGAAAGTCATGGAGAGGTAATTTTCAATTTAATAAATAACTCCGTAACGGGACGAAAAGTATTTTTTGTCCATGGTGGTGTTGATGCCGAACACAGAGAAGAAATAAGAGCTATTACTGAGAAAGAAGATAATGCCATTATTGTCGCATCATACGGCACTTTCTCTACAGGCATTAATATCAAGAACCTCCACAACGTAGTCTTTGCATCTCCTAGTAAGTCTAGGGTTAGGAATCTGCAATCGATTGGAAGAGTATTGAGAAAAGGAAACAATAAAACAAAAGCCACTCTTTACGATATTGCGGATGATACAACATATGGTTCAAGAAAGAATTACACCTTAAATCATCTCATTGAAAGAGTAAAAATCTACAATGAAGAGAATTTTAATTATGAAATCATTCCAATCAAAATGAGGCAAACATGAATGATATTTACGCAGTCATCAAATTAATCTCAGGTGAAGAGATCTTCGGTCAAGTCGAAGAGTTTTATGATGAAA